TGGGAATTATACTTGTGCAGGGGCTGTCTCTTCGACAGGTGGCCTGTTCATCATCATACCCTCTCCTTGTGCCACCATTGGCTCCATTGGAGAAGGTTCTGATTCTTGATTTGGCATATCTACAGTTAATATTTCTAAAAAATCATTTACTGCAGGGCCAAAAATTTTTGTTACTACTTGTCTAAATTCTGGTGTTATAGAAGTAGCTAAAATACTTTTTTCTTCTGATGGTAATTGCTCAACCCTTTGCATTAATATTTCTCTACCTTGCTTCATGGCTTGTTCAACATTCATACTCATGTCTTGTGCTTGTTGCTGTTGCATAGGTTGTTGATTGCCTCCCATATCAGAGACATTTTCTGGAGGAGGAGTCATAACCCCACCGCTCATTTGTTGATTCATCATTTCTTCTGCCATAATAATAACCCCACTACAAAACAGATAGGTTCTAAAATAATTCTGTATACTCTACCTAGTAAAGAAAATTTAGTTCCATACATTATGTGTTTAATATCTTTAGTTCTTTCTTGTGCAAAATGTCTTCCTATACTTGTTAGCATATTTGATTTTTGCATACCTTTTACAAAAGGCTTAAATAAAAAATGATAACCCTTTTGATGTGTTTCTGATAAATATTTTTTTTGAAATAAATACCATAATTTAATTGTTCTTTGCCAATCATCTAATTGTGTTTGTCTATACATTTCTGTGCATACTATACTTTTACTTTTTTTATCTGCACTGCTATTTTGATTAGAAGAGCTACTACTTGCTTGTCCTGCTTTATCTACCCCCTTATCAGCCTCTTCCGAGCTACCTGCTTGTGCTTGAAATTCTTTTTCTTTTTTCTTTGCTTCCTGTCTTTCTCTTTCTCTTTGTTTATCTCTTTCGTAATTGTTATTATCATTAGAACCAGAGGGTGCTACGTTATCCACTGTATTTCCATTACCCCCATTATCAACTACATCTCTGTTTTCTTTTACTACATTTCCTGTGTAGTATGCTTTCCCATCTCTAATTTCTACAACGCTACTATCTAATTTATATTTATTACCTACAAAATCTTTTGCGTTAGGGTCATATAAATTTTTTAATGAGCCATCTGGGTTAGTCATTCTATCTAAAAGTTTTTGAGGTATGTATCCTGCATTTGCCGCCTCTGCCGCCTCTGATGCTGAACCTCCTCTAACTTTATCTGCTACTCCATCACCATTATCATCGGCAACATATTGCCCTTGTGAATTATAAAATCCTGCGTTAGAATCTAAATATACTTTTTCACCATTGGTATGGTCTCCAGATAATCCCATAACTGGCTGTGCTTCACTAATACCTGCGTCAACAAATTGATAGCTTATACCATTAATTGTAGTTCTTTTTATTTTAGCTTGTTTTAAACCATCTACAAAACTGCCAGTAGCTAATTGAAAATTAGGAATATCTCCAACACCTCTAATACCTACTCTACTCATTGTTTGTGCACCTTCTATTGCAGTGGCTTGGGTATTTTTAAATATTTCTAATTCTTCTTTTAATTTAGGAGTTAATATTTTAGTATTTTGGTCTCTTGGGTCAAATATAATTTGCTTGTCGTTATAAATGCCTTTTCCTATTTGTTCATTAAGTCTATTGTATTCATCTTCTAAACCTTTTTTTTCTGCCCCTAAAATAGTTATTTGTTGCTGTTGGTCTGGTGGAATGTTTCCAGGAAATCCACTTCCAGAAATCATAGTCTGTAATCGACTATCTATTTGATTTATTCTATCTTGTAATTTTCTTTGTTCCTCTGCAACAAAATTTAATCCTGTATCTAATTGATAGTATTCTTCAAAAGTTTTACTTCTTATATCATCTGCAGTGCCTACATTTTGCGAACCCACAGTAACATTAAATGGCTCTCTCTGTGTTTGAATTTGTGTTACTTTTTGGGCATCAGCTTCGCTAATTAATCCATTCATTGGGGTGTCATTATCTTTAAATGTTTTTATTAATCTACCAACATCATTAGATTTAAAATTGCCTTTATCATCAATGTAATTATTAACATCACCAAAAAGAATATTTGCATCTACTAATCTTTTTACTAATGCCTTTCTAGACGCTTTACCAAGAGTAGCATCTAACATGGTTGCTCCTACTTTTAATGGTAAACTAGTGGTGGCACCAAACTTTGCCATCATACCCTCTTTCTTATCTGGTTCTGTTACAAAGTATGGATTATTTTCTTGAAGTAGCATTTGATTTAATGCCCCTGTTTCTATCGCATATTGTAATACTTGTGCATCTGACATATTGTTTAATCCACCAGGCATAGATTGATACTTAATTCTGTAGTTTGCTTGGGGTGTAATAGATTTTTTTGTTACACCATCTGTGTCTACAAATGTATTCTTTGGTTTAAATATTTGTTCTCTTTCTATTTGTTCTTGTGCAACGTCAGTATCTCTTTGTTCTGGTTGTGATGGCGTTGGGTCTGGTGTAGGGTCTGGTGTAGGGTCTGGGTCTGGTGTAGGGTCTGGTGTAGGGTCGGGTGTTGGTGTTGTAGGTGTTACAGGTGCAAAATCTGGAGCTCCTCCTATTGGTATTGTTTTAAATTTTTTACCTTCTTCTGTATAGTCTGGAGTTACATCTCTAATGCCAGGAAATATAGGTTCTTTAATAACTTCTTCTATTTGTTCTTTTTCCCACTGACCTGTTTTTTGATTAAATTTTAATTTGAAGTACGATGACTTCATTAATCCTGTACTGTTAGTTGCTTTTGCTAATGCTTGAGAAGTTTGAGTTGTCATTTTTTCCTATTAAGTTGCTCCCTCAGTGCCAGAATCTGGCGTAGAGAAACTAGCTTCCCCTGGTTGCGGAACATTTCCTGTTCCGATGTTGCCACCTCCAACGCCTGTTGCGTCTTCTGAATCTGCTCCTGTAGGTGCTCCTCCAAAACTTGCCATACTTGGTTGTTGTTGGTCAGCACCTTGAGTCTCTCTGCTTCCATTCATACCTCCATACATTTGTGCAAAGATTGCCGCTTTCTCTGGGTCATTGACTACTTGGTCTGGGTCTACATCAAGAGACTTTGCAATCTCTCTAATAATACTATGCCACTTTACAAAAGGTGCTAAGAATTGATTTGATGCTACCTGCATGAATGTCATTAATCTTTGAGAACGAACTTCTTTCATCATTAAAGAAGAAGTACCTCTAGCTTTCACTTCGAGGTCTCCTTCTATTTCGGGTTTATCTTCGTTAAACTGCATATTCCATTGAAACATAGATTGTCCCAATGGTCGTAATAAATAATCATCAATATTTTTTATTACTGTTTTTATGTTTAAAGCCGCCGCTCCCATTAACATTGACATACCTGCCGCAGTCCTTGTCGTTGACATTACTCCAGTCGTTCCATGTGAGTACGATGGTATACCTGTTGACTCATCAGCTAGTTGTCTAAATCTATCAAACATCTGCATATTTTCTGGTGCAGTGTTTGGAAATCTTAATCCGTGTAAGGCTTGTCCTACTTGTCCACTTTGTCTTCTAAATATTTTGCCAGGAAATATTGTCATGTCTTGTCCTGGTACTAGCATTGTTTCATCTACATCAAATACTAAATTACCTGCTAGTGCTAAGTTATCTACTGCCATTCTTGCATGACCATTCATAACAGTTTGTGCATCATCCATATTTTCTGGAACACCTACACCAAAAAATTGATAAGGGTTTATTTCGTATGGACATACCATGTATGGTATTCTTGTTGGTGTAAATGGATTTAATACTAGTCTTAAAATATTACCATTAGATACCCAAGCATTTACTGATACCTCGTCTAACTCTGTAGTTTCATCATCACTAATTTCTAAACCTGCTTCTTCAGCAAGTGCTCTATCCATGTTACCCCAGTATTCTAAAACCTCAAATCTATTTTTATCATAATCATCTTGGTTTTCTCTATCATACAATGCAGTTTCATAACTTCTTGTTTCATAGTTAGGGCCACTCTCTAATAAATCTATAATAGCAGATTTTCTAAAATAAGGTCTGTTACATAAATCTCTTAGTTGAGAACGATTCATTATGTGACGCTGTATTACATAATCTGCGTCTTGAATACTAACTGCATCTGGGTCTGGATAAAAATCCCAACAGCTAACAGCTTCTACTCTTGGCACTGATTTATCTTGTGGTGTATATACAGATGCACCAGTTTCAAAATCTTTTTGCCATTTATGTACAGTCTTATCGTAAGTAAATGGGCCTTTTAATATTCCTGTACCAAGTAAACACATTTCAAATAAAACATGTCTAAGCACAGTCATAGCATGACTTTCATCTAACTGGTCATGCAATAATTTTTCCATTGCTTTTGCAGACTCAGTAGCAGGTTCTATTTGTGGCATCTTTGATAAATCTGGTGCAGGGCCTTCTTTAAATCCTGCCCCCTTATATTTTTCTGCTAAACCATTTAAAAAGTAATCGTCTGTAGCTCCTGCAGGTATATCCATACCATCGCCAGGAAATCCATACGGACTTTCTGGTTCAGCCATTTTTTCTTCTGGATTTAAATGTGCATACTTTGAAGAACCCTCTGGTATCTCAGTGGGATGTATCCCTATAGGAAATTTACCTTGGGAAAACAATACTTCAATTAATTGTCCGTATGCCGCTAGAACTTTTGTCTTTGTTATCTTAACAAAAACTCTAGACTTCTCAGTGTCTCTAAACGCCATATCAGAACTATAGATTCCTCTATAGTTTCTGTACGCTCTTAACCAACGCTTCTCATCATATAGACGAGCTGTTTCAGCAGATTTTAATCTGCCTTCAATAACTTGTCCAAGACTTATATAATCTATCTTTTCATCTTTTAACGATGCAGTTGCGTCAGTTCCAGTTGCACCACCAGAACCTGTTGCTGTATATGCCATTATTTAATTAATAGTCTCTTTCGTCTGCCATTGAAAATACTTTAGCATCAACACCATTCTTTCCTGCTTTTGGATATACTTTATCCGTGCTGTCATAAGCATCTGCAGGTAAAGCTGTTGAAGGCTTTTTTACTCCTACACTTGCTTCTGTTTTTGGAGCAGTATCTGTTGATTGGTCATCGAAACCTTCACCTTGTGAATATTGTTTCATAACCTTTGGGTCAATGTCTTTTCCATTCATATTTTTCATTTTAGTTTTTCCTCCAAATATTTGGTTAACCAAGGATTATCTACAAGAACAGTTGTTGTTGCATTAGCTAATACATTTACAATATGTTCTTCTTTATCTCCCACATCTAATCCCCACTGATATATTATAGCATGTAAAACTTCGTGGAGTAAAGTGTTAACATGAGATATATTATCTTCGTCAGATAATCCTATCAAACCTTCTTTTGATAAAAATTGTCCATGTGCATCAGAAAAATTATTATCAATCTTTTTAAATTCGTAATTCTTATAACCTATCTTTATTGTTTTATGTTTCATTAGTAACCAAAAACAGAATCACTAGGTCTATATGTTTGACCAGAAGTCATTTTAATATCATTCATTCTAGTCTCAAAAGCTCTTGGATGTGAAGGTCTTGACATACATCCATATCTAAGAGCATCGTAAGCGTGGTCTTCTGCATCTGTATCTACATCTTCTGGGTTGTTTTTGTCAACAGGTAACATTGGTAAAGTTCTAATTAAATTTAAACAATTATTAAATACAAATAAAGATGGTCTTTCTGTATCTTCATTTACTCTTAATCGTTTGTGTAATTCTAATTTTCCGTTTACTCTACTACCAGGCGACCTATCAGATGGTCTCCATCTACACCCTTCTTGTATCATAGTCTCTGCAATACTTGGCCCTATATCACCTCGTCTTGCCCATGTAGAAGAATCAAGAACTCCGTATCTTATATACTCTCCTGCTTCGCTATTCAAGACTCTTTGTGCAAAAATATCTGCTGTAACATTCTTCGTATACAATTCTCTATAAATATATAAGTTATTGTCGTAATCAACAGCAAACCATAAGCAACATGCAAAAGAAGAGTAACCCCAGTCACAAGAACGAAACCGCATAAAGTTTCTAGGTATATCAAAAGGTTCGATGACATGTACCTCTCTACTAAACTCTGGAAAGGCCGAACTTTCATATGACTCCCAATCTCCTTCTAAAAACTGTTTCTTTTGTACATCTGGTAATGATGCTAACATTACATAGTAATCATCTGTTTGCATCAAGTATGGATTATCCTGTAGCTTTGCAGGTATAAATCTTCTACTAATTTTTCTACTCCCTGTGGGAGTTTGTATTTCTAAATAAAACTTTGTGTTTGGCTGTGCGGGGTCAACAAACATTTCTTTAACCCAACCAGAGCCTACGTTACCAGGGTTTCCTGTTGCCCTCATAAAGACGGGAATCTCGGGGTCAACACTTCGCAAAGATGAACGGAGAAAATTATATATATCTGGAGTTGGGTATTGAGGTAATTCATCAATACCTATCCATGTGTATGATTGCCCTTGATAACGTAGTGCATCTGTCAGATTTTCAGCATAACCAAATTCTATTCTTGCCCCAGATGGAAACCGCCATTCTTTTTCCTGCTCTCTCCACTTTGCTCCAGGATATGCTTTGGAATATAATTGCTGAGAATGATTTATTAAATCTCTTAGCTCTGGCATTGTTCTTCTTATTAACAATGCTCTGTGTGCACTTTTGTGGCAATAACGTAATGGGTCTACTAACATTGCGTATGATTTACCACCGCCCCTTGCCCCACCATAAAATACTTCTCTCTCTGATGATGCAAGAAATTCTGTTTGAGGCCCAGAGTTAGGTTGAAATATTACCTCTCTTTCTTTTATTGCCTCTCGTATTGAGGGTGTTGCTTCTTCTATTTGCTGTTCATCTATTACAGCTTTGTCACCTTCTAATACGCTATCTAATTCTTTTAGCTTTTCTTTTTTATGTTCGAGTCTTTTTTCTGCCAAATCAACTTTTTGTTTAGCATCTTCTAGTTTTTGTTTTTCTGCTCGGAGAAGATGTA